GGTGAGTTAATCGATATTAATAACACATTGCACAAAGTATACATTGATTATCTGTCTGCGAGGTCGATAAATTATAATGACTACCCGTTCTTAGTTACACCTAATGACACTGGCAGACAGTCAAACAGAATCATTATACCCTATACTTATAACAATAAGATTGTAGGTCATACAAGTAGATTCTTAGATAACAAAATCCCAAAGTATATTAACGAGCAACAACCTGGCTATGTATTTGGTTATGACTTTCAGAAACCCGATTGGGAAGTATGTTTGTTAGTTGAAGGTATCTTTGACGCATTAAGCTTAAATGCCTGTGCGCTAACACATAATACAATCAACGATGACCAAGCACAGATTCTAGCACAACTTAATAAACGTATTATCTTTATTCCCGATAGAGATAGTACAGGTTTAGAAACGTGTGATAGAGCATTAGAACTAGGTTATAGTGTGAGTATTCCTAATTGGGATGACAATGTTAAAGATGTAAATGACGCGGTAGTTAAGTATGGTAAGTTGCCTACATTACTCAGTATATTGAGTAGTGCGACAACTAGTAAAATCAAAATAGAACTACAGAGGAAGAAAATTGAAAAAAGATTACGAAAATAAAAAAGATTACAGTGTTGAAGTGCAAAAGATATTTTTGCGTATAATGATTACTGAGGCAGAACTCTATACCAGAGTTATGAACATATTAAACAGTGAAAACTTTGACAGGTCGTTAAGACCAGTTGCAAATTTATATAAGGAACATACGGCAAAATATAGTATCTTGCCTGACCCAACACAGATTAAGGCACTTACTGGTCAAGATATTGATATCATACCTAACTTCAGTCCCAATCAATTTGATTGGTTCTTGGATGAGTTTGAAGGATTTACAAAACGACAAGAACTAGAACGTGCTATTCTTAAAGCGGCTGATTTATTAGAGAAGGGTGATTTTGATCCAGTTGAGAAACTAATCAAAGATGCAGTACAAATCAGCTTACAAAAAGATATGGGCACTGATTACTTTTATGACCCGGCGGCACGTATTAACAAATACTTTAACAATGGTGGACAAGTAAGCACTGGCTGGCCACAAATGGATCGTATCTTATATGGTGGTTTCAGTCGTGGTGAACTTAATATCTTTGCAGGTGGTAGTGGTTCAGGTAAATCATTAGTTATGATGAATATTGCTTTGAACTGGTTACAACAAGGAATGAGTGGTGTTTATATTACACTAGAACTTAGTGAAGAACTAACATCATTAAGAACAGATGCTATGTTGACTATGATGGGTACAAAAGCGATTCGTAAAGATATTGATACTACAAGTCTTAAAGTTAAAATGATTGGTAAAAAGTCAGGACAGTATCGTGTTAAGGGTTTACCCGCACAAAGTAATGTGAACGATATTCGTGCTTATTTAAAAGAAGTACAAATTCAAACAGGGATTAAGATTGACTTTGTTATGGTTGATTACTTAGACTTGGTTATGCCGGTAAGTGTTAAAGTTAATCCTAACGACCAGTTCATTAAAGACAAGTATGTTGCAGAAGAACTACGCAACTTAGCGAAAGAGATGGGCATATTGATGGTGACTGCAAGTCAGTTGAATCGTAGTGCGGTTGATGAGATTGAGTTTGACCACAGTCACATTGCTGGTGGTATCAGTAAGATTAATACAGCAGATAATGTGTTCGGTATCTTTACAAGTCGTAGTATGCGTGAACGTGGAAAGTATCAGATTCAATGTATGAAGTCACGTAGTTCAACGGGTGTAGGTCAAAAGATTGACTTAGACTATGATATTGAAACTATGCGTATTAGTGATAGCGACCCTGACAATCAGAATAGTTATACTCCTAAGCCCAGTGCTAATGATATTATGAGCCAATTAAAGCCTCAAAGTACTTTACAATCAACCTCGCCTATCATAGACCAGGCTACAGGAGAGATATTAGAGCCGGAAAACAAGCGTATTATAGCGGATGTACAGGGTTCTAAGCTCAAATCAATGTTGAATGGTTTAAGAAATAAATCCTAAACGTAGATAAATACTATTAGGAAACTAATATGCAAAAACAAACTCGCAGTCTACTAGAGGAATTGGAAGCTATTGGTAATAATAGGGACACGACCCACATTATTGAGAGTCGTGGCCACAATATTATCACAAGTGCTATCAATCTAATAGAGATGATTAATCGTAACTATAGTCCTGAACAAGCCGCCATCTTAGAGCGTAAACTGTTAGGAGCTATAAAGAGCAAGGATCAAGCAAAGTTTTCTAAATCTCTAAAGAAAAACAGAGACATTGAATAGTTGACCTCTATCAAACAACTGTTTGATTTATCCATAATTTAATTTATCGACAATTGTAACTATATAAATACTTTGTAAAAGTATAGGAATATTGTGGCTTCAAAAATGATCATTACATTCTCCAAAGAAGGTGAATCTACTGGATGGGTAATTATAGAGTTAAACGAGAATGAAACAACATCCGCGTTTATAGACTTAATCAATCAGGTACATAGTACATCCACTCACAATAACACCAGTATAAATCGTGACAAATTGGAGGTTGTAAATACTTTTTTAGAACTAAAAAGATACGCAGATAAAATTAACGATTCAACTTATGATATAAAAATTGATGTAGATATAACCCGTGATATAACTTACAAAAAATTATTTGATTTACACGAATGTGTTGAACGATTGGGAGAACGACAACGAGCAAATGACCCTGATTTAAAAAAATGTAAAACTCTAACTGAGGTGATAGATGATTTTGCACAACTTAACAAATTAATACACAAGCTTGAAGGTACATTGCACGGTGGTGAATGGCTTACTGCTTCATTTGGTCCTCCGGTAGGAGATCCTGATTTAAAAATAGCACCGTTAAAATATAAAATGTTACAAGAAGCCACACTTGGTTATAAAAAAGACCATTTATATCTAGATTATTGTGAAACCGGAAAAAATATGGTACATATCTATCAACAAAATGATGTTGAAACACTGCAAAGAAAAATGGTTCAGCCGCAAAGAAACATACACCCTAGTATCTTTTTAAATTTTAAGTCTAATATGGTAATAGATTATGAAGATTATAAAAAATGGTGTGTAGAAAACAACGCAGAAGAATTGGGATATGATTATGAAAATCCTAGGTGGTGGGGAACGTGGGAATTAGGAACTTTAATTAAAACATCATTTAAGAAATTAAATGAGTTCCCATATTACGACACTATAAAAGTAAAAATATTATAAATACTTAATGATTGAACAATTGCGAGAACTCTACAATAAGATTACGACCCTTAACACTGTAATTACAGAAGATAAGGGACATTTAGACCATCCGGAAGATTTGATATTCTTGCGTGGTGTAAATGGTGCCAACCAAGCTGTTCAAGCAATGGCTGATACTGTAGCTAAACCCGAAAAAGTCACAATCAAATGGGACGGCTATCCTGCATTGATATTTGGTCGTAATAGCAACGGGAAGTTTACTATATTAGACAAGCATATGTTCAATAAAAAAGATGGTACCGGCCGTCAGGTATTCAGTCCTGAACAGTTTGCACAATATGACCAAGAACGAGGTGTTGACAGATCGGACCTACATCAGTTGATTGCACAGATATGGCCTGGATTAGAAAAATCTGATAGAAGCAAGGGTTATTATTGGGGAGACCTGTTGTTTAAACAACCATTAGTAGAAAAGAACGGGCTATACACATTCAAAGCTAACCCTAATGGAATTACATATACAGTAGATGCTAATAGCGAATTGGGTCAATTCTTTAAAGGGAAGAACTCCGGTATTGTTGTACATCAATATATTGCACCTGATGCATTAACAACTGACCAAGCTACTCCTTTAGATGGTACTATAGGTAGCTTAAAGAACAACAGTGATGTAGCGATATTACCTGCTAAGATGCCCATCACACCTAAATTGAAAGTTAATTCGAGTCTACTTAAAAAAGCTCAATCAGAGATAGCGAAACATGGTCAAGCAGTTGAACAACTAATGAGTACTGCACCCCAAGCTAGAAATACTTTTAATCAATTGTTTACTGTGTACATTAATAAGCGTATTGTAGCAGGTGATTTAAACAATTTATTAGCAGGGTTTATGGATTATGTACAGACTAGACCAATGACTGATAAGATGCGTGAGAAGATTAATCAGCATTTAAATGCTAATAAAGCAGGATTAGTTGGTGCTTTTAGCATATGGGTAGCTATCTACAATCTTAAAATGAACATTGTAGAACAGTTAAATAAAGCCGCAATGACAGCACCTGTTAAAGGCTATTTGCAAGACGGTACTCAAACTCAAGAGGGTTTTGTTAGTCACGGTCTTAAATTTGTAGATAGAATGGGCTTTAGTCGCCAGAATTTGGCTGGAAGACAGTAGCCAAAACCGACTTTTTTCATTGCCAGGCATAAATAATAGTATGAATCTATACGATTCAAAACTTTTAAAGGAATTTCATTATGGCAAGTTTTACAAGAACACACGGCGATGCACAACCAGTATTCGCAATTGACGTACAAAATGGTCCAGTAGCACCAACAGCATCCGCTGACGGCACGACTACTAACTTATATGGTCCAGCACTAGACTTCTTCGGTTTTGACTTAGGCGCCGCTCCTACAGCACAATTAGGTGTTGACGAGATGGTTGCACAAGTTATGGTTTCTATCGAACAATTAGCTACAGTTGCAATCTATGCAGTTCAAGCTACAGCAAACACAACTAATATGTCTGTTGCTGTTT